ATAACCAAACCAGTTATCCCCACCAGTTGATATTAATGTAGATCCAATCACTTCTAATTTTACCCCCGGGGAACTCGTACCAATACCCAAGCCAGTAGAGGTAAGACGCATTTGTTCTCCACCTGCTATTTGAAAAGCAATCCCAGTTCCGTTTGTATTATTTAATTGAGCAAGACCAGTTCCAGTTGGAGCCATATTAATTCTTGCATCAATGTTTGTTCCTGCTGATTTTAACCACAAAATATCTGTATAACCACTTGCTGCTTGTAAAGTCAAAGGAGTATTTGCTACTGGACTTGAAGTTCCTATACCAATACTTCCCGAAGCATCATATATCGCACTATTTCCTATTGCAGATGAAGAAGTAAACTTGGGTATGTAGTTGGTAGTGCCTGTGCCTGATATTCCACCTAATCCTGCTAATGTATAAGTCGGAACATTTAGAGTATTAGAAACAAATGTAGCCGAACCACTTGAACCCGTTGTGGTTAAAGTAATCGTTGATTGCTTGTTATTAAAAGTACTCCAATCGGTTGAAGATAAAGCACCTCTGTTTGTAGCACTCGCCGTAGGAATATTTAAAGTAATTACAGGCGTAGTTGTTCCGTTAGCTACCGATGAACTCAAATCAGTACCCGTAGTTCCTAATGTCAAAGCAGCAACACTCGTAACTGTTCCAACTGACCAAGTTCTATTTGCACTTAAATCATAACTTGTTCCGTTTATAGTAAGTATACGAGAAGTCGGAACATAAGAAGATAAATCACTTGTTAAAGCAAGAGTACCCGTAGCATTGGGTAAAATATATCTTTGACCTGTTGTTAAATTTGAGCCATCAAAATCCGCTTGATAATTATTATTATCATTAAAAAATAATGAAAGCCTATTTGTATTAAATGATGCTATTTGTATATATCCGACACCCCTATGTGATATAGAAGTTCCTTTTTGAATGTTAATTGCATTACAAGTGTTTGTTGTTGGATTATCTAAATCTATTTGATTATATATTTTTACTTTACCACCAATAGTTAATAAATATCCAGCAATAATACTTGAACCTACTCCAATACCAACATTTGTTCCGTTATCAAAAATTTGAGAATTTGCTAATGTAGTAGTAGCGGAAAATTTAGGTAGATAATTCGTTGTTCCAGAGCCACCAACACCACCGATATCACTTAAAACCTCTGCCCCTGTTCTATAAGTAACAACATTACTTGCGTTTAAAGTCAAGAACTTATCGGGGTCAGTCGGAGTATTTACAACACTCGTTAAAGTCAAATTATTACTGAATGTCTTTGCTCCGCTTATGGTTTGTGTAGTTCCAATAGTCACATAGCCATCAGCAATATCCGTTTCAATGATAGTCGCTAATGCCGTTACAGTACATTTATAAGAATAACCCGAAGAAGGGTCGCCAACTAACATTAAATCACTTAACGCAGGGGTTCTACTCTGGAGTTCTGATATTTTCTTATTAGCCATTTTTCGCTTTTAAATAAATAGAATTATGCAGGAAAAGTGTATGTTGATGTGGCACTTGACATCTGTCTGCGATATAAGGTAGTTCGATAGTAATATCCGCTCTCACTCCTGCCAACAAATCGGGAGTATCTTCCGTAAAGAAAGTCAAAGTAGCACTTAAACCTTCATCAAAATCAAAGTTATTGTACCTTAATTGAGCAATAATATCTTGGCAGATTTCTAATTGGTCACTCAAAACCTCGGTCTCGTTAGTGTCCTCTGGTAGCATCCTATCAAAGAAATATAAAGAAAAATTTAAAGTAACATTCCTTTCGCCTACATTACCACCTGTTAAATCAAAGAACAACGAAGGATAAATATTCTCCGTTCCCCTTGATAGGTAATCCGACAAGTCACCGAAGTAAACGCTTTTTATCTGCTTGTGAGCATTTCCGAGGCTTGTTATCTGTGCTACTATCTGATTGAGCGTTAGTGCCATTTTCTTGTTTTTGTAAGTAAAGCCGCAGCTTTTTTTGATTTTTAAGAGAATAGGTTTTATTCGCCACAACAACGATTTATATTACCTTGATATTTTTCTTCAAAACTCTTGCCTCTACAACAATCGGAATCATCCAACCAAATCGAAGTAGTATAGGCTTGTCTTTCGGGAACCATCGTATCGTAAGTAGAACCCGGATTGTTATATTCTGGAAAAGTATTATATCCGCTTCTATCAATTAAATACTTAACTAATCTTTGTTTGTAGAACTCGGCTCTTGCTCTATATCTATCCGCTACATCAATAATCTCCGCAGCCGAAGGATTCTCTTGCCCTTCTCCAGATTTACGAACCATTCCCTTATTATAGAATTGATAACTCAATCCCATAGGAAGTTCACTCATTACATAATAAACGAGTGTCGGTGTTATGTAAGTATCTAAAAGGCTTGTTTCAATTTGTGTCAGATTGTTATTAGCAATCCCATCTTGCAACCTTTCGTATAATTAAGATTTCTGGATTCACTAACTTTTCATCCACATTATTGTGAAGTCCTGTTCTGTCTTTAATAGTATCTACTGAAATAAAAAGTATGTTCCTGCTCATTTCTTATTTTTTAACAACTACAACTGCGTTCCAAGTGTGTCTGCATTTAGGAGAGTGAATGTTCGTATCGGGTAAAGTCCACCAACCACCGGCACGAGCAAACACATCATATCCTAACCTTGCACTAATTTGTTCGATTTCGCCTCTTGTATAAAGTTTTTTCAAACTCATTAATCTTTGGCAAAAAGGTCTGGAAGTATTCATATTCCTATCCTTTTGAGTAGTTCTTAAATAATCCCAAGAATACTCATAACGAACCAAAAAACTTGTTTTTAAAGGCTTATCTAAAATCTCATTTAAAGGCTTTAATAACTTACTGATTTGAGTATCTACATCGTACTCAAGAATCTCCAAAGCCACCATTTTATTGATCCTGCTTCTTACTTCATCCTCTTCGATATCTAAAGCCTTGGCAATATCAAAAGGTGGAATACGCTTGTTTTTAGCGATTGTATCAAGGATTTTCTTGTCGATAGTATCATCTATCACTTCATCTCTAAAAGCCAATTCTTGAGCCTCTAAATCCCCTTTAAACACCTTTTTACGAGCCACTACATTAAAACCTTCTTCCGCTTCGCCAAATTGACTAAATAACTCTATCGTGGAATCAATATCATCAAATCTTTGCTCGTAGGTTTCATCTCCTAACCAAGTGTTAATTGCTTCATCATCTAATCCGTAACCACTCTTTAACATTTGAATGGCTTGATTACGACTAATCTTTCCTTTATTGTATTCACGAATGATCCGTTGGAAATTCTGCCATTCTCTACCTTTCATCCCCTTTAAATGCTCATTGATTAACCCTTGTTGAGTAGGTTCAACAGGTGTTTGGTATTTGGTCATATCAACACCAATCTTTTCAAGAATCCACTCTTTCGGAGCAAATTGAGAAATAACGCTTTCGCTAAATTCAAAGTTTATCGGTTCTACCGGCTTAATATAAAGTTCAGTAGTTACTCCGTTAATTTCAGCCAAGGAATTAAAAATACCCCATAAGTATTCTTGAAAACCTCGTAACCATCTCTAATCTCGGAACGAGTACCCAAAGAACCTTCAACCAAAATACCAAATAAAGAAGGTGTAGTTATCTGATGTCCTGCAAATATATTCTGCTGAATCATTGTATCTACTCTTCCGAAATCTTCTTTAGTTAAATCACTCGCCCCTAAATCATCAACCGCAGGTTTCTTTGCGATATCTTGAACGAAAGAAAGAATAAATTTCTTACCATCTGAACCGCTAAATCTTTCGGTAAATCTTCTTTCAATATTTCTCTTTTCATCCGGTGTTGGTTCTCCGTTAGGTAAAGTAATAAGTTTACTTGCAGAAAACCCTGTTTGTGCATTACCCAAGACGTGCTTGGAAACCTCAACATCACTTTCAATATAATTTAACGCACCTATGTAACCCCTTAATGTAAAGAATCTGCTTACCCTCTCTTAAATCTTTATTATATCCTAAAACAACTTCTGCCTCGGCTTTTCTATCGTTCCAATCTTTAATCCAATATTGAGTATTGTCTTTATTAGAACGAACTTTTGTATAGTCAATATGACTAATAGAAGCAATTTGACCACCAATTTTACTCCAAACTATCTCTAAATAAGCACCACCGAAAACCTCTATATCAATGGAAACTTTACGAGTAACATCAGTCAAAGATTCGTAAGGATTAGCCTTATTAATAAACTCTTCGGCTTTTACATCATCTTCTTTTGCTGCCCATCCATTTCCTGTAATGTAATTTACCTTACCTTTTACAATAGCGTTATGTTTCGCACTTTTATTGTAAAGGCTTAATAAATAATTAGGGTAATCGTTTTTGTCTCCAAACTCGATATATCCTACACCCTTTTTTTCTTTGTATTCGGGTTGCTTTGCTTCCGCAAATGTTAATATAACTAAATTATCCATAATCCGGTAGCATTGGCAGGGTTTGTATTCGTGGTAGAAGTTTGCTCATAGATTTGATATTCCCACTCCCCAGAATCTTGAGTACCGAAATAAGTATTTGTAACGATTGAGAATTGATTAAACCTATCTTTAAAAGCAGAAGTATCGGCAGCGTTTAGGATAACAAATTTAACCTCTATATTACTGCCCCTATGCGTAAAAACGAATAAATAATTCGGTGCTGAAAGTGTCTGCTTCTCCTTTAAAGTAAGGATAATTTGACTTGTTGCACCCTTCGTTAAATATATCATACTACTAAATAGATAAATCGTGAATTTTTACAATAAAGAAAAAGCCACCCCCGAAGGGATGGCTAATCTACCTACCTATAACGAACCACGAAAGCCTTATGATACGAGACCTGCGATAATTCCGCTATTTACTTCGGGAGCAAGTTCTTTCTCGCCACCTGTAAAAGTCAGAGAATATCCATTACGGTCTCCTTGTGCGGTTCCTGTTGCAGAAGTTCCACCGGTTACATCTAAACCAGAATAACGACCTAACAACCAATATTTGTCGTTAGCATCTTGAACAACTGCCATTAATGTATTTTTTGCAAGTAACAAGATTTCATTTCTTGTATTTGCTTGAAGTTTGTTAAGAACGATAGATAGTTCTTGAGCATAAAACACAGTTCCGTTCTCAACAGAAGCGGTAATTGTTTCAGTCAAAGCACCTGTATTCTTAACTAACTCATATTTGTAGAATACCTTTCCGGCTGCTTTTGTGATAGCTGAAACGATACCAGAAGCCTCTGTAACTGAACTCACATTAGCGTGAGCAATCAGCCATACCGCTTTGATACCGCCTAAACTTTCTCTGCAATCCAGAGTGTATCCTTGTGTTAAAGCACAAGCCATTGTATTGAGTTTATTAAGTTAAGAGTGGGTAACCCAGAAAGATTACCCACTCGTTTAATTAGATAATGAAAGAAGCAATCTCATCCAAGAAGGCAACATTCACGCCCATCTTCAACTCGCTCACGAAACGAACTTGGTCAGCCTCTTTTGCATAGAAAAGTTCGAAACGCTCTTCTTCATTAA